TTATGCCTGGGATGGCCGTTCGGTTGAGGTGCGCGTTGGTGAATCCGGCGCGGCCTTGCAATATTATTTCACCATATTCGATGGCCAGGCGCATTCGATCGAGTTCGATGATCTATATATTCGGATCATCTTGCGCGACGATCAGAATGATTTTGTGGTCGATTATCCGGACACACTTTACGCCGGCACCGGTGGCAATGAGGGATCGAGCGATCTTGCGAACCAACCAAAACCTCATTGTTATGGTGAGGTTTACAACATCGAGCCGGTTTTGGTGGATTCGACCAATTACGTTTACCAGGTGCATGATGGCGACATCGAGGCAATAACGGCGGTTTACCAGGGCGGCGTTGCGTTGACCTTAACCACCGATTACACGGTTGATTTGACCAATGGACGGTTCACCCTGGTTGCGGCACCCACCGGCATCATCACGGCCGATGTGAAGGGTTCCAAGGTCGATGGCACATATCTCGAAACGGCGGCAGATATTATTCAACACATTGTCGAGGATCATGCCGGTTTTACGCATCCAGGGGATTTCGACACCGCATCATTCACCGCATTGAACACGGCCAATTCGTCAACCATTGGCGTTTATGATCGTAACATGACAACGGTGGCGGATGTTCTCGATCGGATCATCAACACGGTTGGCGGTTTTTATGGGTTCGATCGTGATGGTTTATTCCAGGTTGGCCGCGTTGAACTTGCAACCGGCACGGCCGATGCCGAGTTTGATTCAACCAACATCATCGAAATCACTCGCCTCGCCTCGGCGGTTCCCAATTACCAGGTTCGAGTTGATTATAAAAAGAACCACCGCGTGATGAGTGAATCGGATTTCGATGCCTCGATCACAACGGCGCAACGTGATTTCCTGGTTCGAGATGCCAATGTTGAAATCGCCACCGACACAAACGTTCAAACACCCTATCCAAATTCAACGGCATTGATTGTGAATGGCCTCTTTGCCGAGTCATCACCGGCATCAACCGAGGCGACCAGGTTGTTGAACATCTATAAAGCGCAGCGCGATTTTTATCGAATCATGGTGAAAACTCAACCTTACACATTGAAATTGAATGATGTGGTAAAAATAACGTTTAATCGCTATAATCTCGACAGTGGCAAATTGTTTCGCGTGATCTCGATCGTTGAGGATGCCGCAAACAACGAGGTCGAATTGGAGTTGTGGGGTTAAGCAATGTCAAACAATATGATAATTTCATCAACCAATTATTCCGATTCGGGAACGATCACGGTTGATGATGCGGTTGCAACCTTGCCGATCACAAACTTGCAAGATCAACAAATCGTTAAGATTTGGCGCAATGCACAAACATCGGCTCAGATCGATGTTGATTTCGGCCAACAACGGATCACCGAATTTGTGGCATTGATCCGACATAATATCTCACAAACCGGAACGATCCGGTGGCGGTTGTCTACGGTATCCGATTTTTCAACAACGGTTTATGATTCAGGCACCGTTGATGCCTGGCCGATTGTTGAGGAATTTGGCACGTTGCCTTGGGGTGTGTTTCAATGGGGTGGTCGATTGAATCCCGAGGTTGCGGCGGAATACACGGTTTCATCATTCGACGTTTTGGATACAGCGGTTCAAGCGCGATATTTGCGGATTGATATTTCGGACGCATCGAACCCCGATGGATATTTGCAAGCGGGTCGATTGATTGCGGGGCCGGCATATCGGCCATCGGTCAACTATGCCAACGGCGTTCAATTCGAGTTTGTGGATGAGTCGCGGGTCACAAAATCGCGCGGTGGTCAAACGTTTGTTGATGAGGTTGAGCGTTATCGCGTGATGAGATTTGAATTGATTAACTTGCCGGAGAACGAAATTTTCGGCAACGTGTTCAACCAAATCGATCGCTTGCGCGGTATTTCCAAGGATATTTTGGTTATTCCGCAACCGACCGATTCATCAACATGGATCACTCAAAACATTTATGGTAGGATCAGGCAAACCCAACCGATCACCAATTCGGCCTTGGACTTTTATGGTCGATTGATTGAGGTTGAGGAACTAATTTAGAGGAAACGCAAAATGGCATATCCGGTCACACTAAACGGTCGCACTTACACCCTCGCCGATTTTGAGGGGACAAATTACGTTGAAGGTTTGCCGGATGCGTTTGAGGATTTCGTCACCCACGCCGGCGACATCTACAATTCGACATCGACAACCTCGAACACGATCGGAACCGGATCAAAGACATTCACGGTTGAATCCGCGAAACCATACCAGGCCGGAACGCCATTGCGGATCGCGGATGCCTCGGCACCATCGACGAATTTCATGGACACGATCGTCACCTCTTATTCCGGAACGACTCTGGTTGTGGATTCGGTTGGATATGCCGGATCGGGAACATTCACATCCTGGAACGTCAACATTGGTGGCGCGGCATCAGTTGCCGGAACGGTTGCGATTGCACAAGGTGGAACCGGAGCAACAACGGCGGCGGCAGCGCGAACAAACCTGGACGTTTATTCCAAGGCCGATGCGGATTCACGGTTTTTGAACGTTTCCGGTGAGGCATCAAATGTCACAATGACCGGCAACGTCACGATCGGTGATGCGGCGGGTGACACGTTGACGGTGAATGCAACGGCGGATTTCAACACTGGTTTCAATGTGGATGGCACCATCACGGCCGATGGGCTGACTGTTTCTCCCTCTGGTACGCAGCAAATTCTAGCCACGCTAAGGGCAAATTCTGGTTCTGGCGGCGGTGTTGTCTTGCAAACTGATGCTTCAGACGATGCCCTTTTTCGTGGTTATGACGCTTCAGGTAATATTCAGTTTCAGTTTGATACAGACGGTGGCGATAGCTATATTGCTCAAGGTAATTTTGGGATTGGGGCGAGTTCGCCTGACAATCTTTTGACAATCCAGACAGGAACCTATGCAAACGCATATGTGCCTGTATCAAACATTAGGTATAATGCTTTTGATGTATTAAAGTTTGGTTTTACAGGGGCAGGCGGCTCTATTCGCACTGGGACTATTGATACAGGTTCTTACGGCTTTGCAGTTAATACTGGTGACGGCACAGAACGCATGCGCATCTCATCAGACGGATCATGCCGCTGGACACCTGATGGTACAACACAAGATATGACCCTAGATGCCAGCGGTAACTTGCTGGTGGGGACTACTGCATACACTGGCAATACAACAAGCGCAGGTGCAGGATTTTATGATGCCTCTGGGGTTAAGATATGTTTTGCATCTGGCGCAGGAACAACTGGGGTATTCAACCGCCTAACCTCAGACGGTGACATTGTGCAGTTCCGCAAAGACGGCACCACTGTAGGGAGTATTGGGACGCTTAATGCTGACTTGAATATCGGGACTGGCGACACTGGTGTTCAGTTTGTTGATGGCTCAGACGCAATCCTACCGCACTCTATGACAGCAAACACCTTTAGGGATAATGCTATAAGTCTAGGTAACGCAGGCAATCGCTTCAAAGACCTCTACCTGTCTGGCGGTGTATACCTTGGCGGCACTGGTAGTTCAAATCTGTTGGACGACTATGAGGAGGGGACTTGGACGCCTACTTATACTACGGATGGCACAGACTTTTCTAGTGTAACTTACAACACAGGGGTTACTGGCGGCAAATATGTAAAAGTTGGCAATATGGTTTATGCTAGTGGAACTCTTTATACTAGCTCTATTACCGTAGGTTCAGCATCTGGTACAGTTAGAGTTGGAGGTCTTCCATTTGCAATTGAAGCAAGTACGGGCGGGACCCAAAACGGATACACTGCGGTTGCGCTAGGCGAGGCGGCAAACTTTGCGGGGGATGTTCCTGCTATGGGCAGAGGTGTTCCAACAACGACTGAATTTGATCTGTTTTATAAAACTGCGTCAAACGGGCAGACAACAGGATTACAAGTTGCTGATCTAAACGCAGGGTCTAATAAAAACTTACTAAGGTTTACAATAGTTTATGTATCTACCTAACCACCCCTGTTGGATCACAGGGTAGTCAGTCCAAGCCATAGGAGGTAAAAATGGCACTTGAAAAAGTAATAACAAACGATCGGATTGAGATCGTTGGCGATTTCAAACATATCCAGGTCAGAACAAAAACGGCGGTTCTCGAGGATGGCGTTGAACTATCATCAAGCTATCATCGGCATGTAATTGCGCCAGGTGATGACGTTTCCGGTGAAACCACCGAGGTTCAAGACATTGCGGCAACCGTTCACACGCAAGCGGTGATCGATGCCTATGCCGCGCATATTGCAGCACAAGAATAAGGGGCGGAATGATGGCTATCACTTACACTTGGACAATCGCAAATCTGGAACGCAACACCGCCAATGGCGGGGTCACGGTGGCGCATTGGCGTTGCACCGGCGATGATGGCAACGGAAACATCGCCTCATCCTATGGCACAACATCACACTCACCCGATCCCGATGCGGCCGGATTCATCGCGTTTGATGATCTCACCGAGGCCGATGTTTTGGGTTGGGTTCATGGAGTCATCGATCAGGCGGAAACCGAATCCTCGATCGAGGCAAAGATCAATGAAATGGCAAATCCGACCACATCGGATGGTGTACCCTGGTAATTGAAAAGGAAAGAAAATGGCGGCTACCATTCAAATCGACGATCGAGAATATGACATCGAGAATGATCTAAATGATTCCCAACGCTATATGGTCGATCAGATCAACGCAGCGAAGCGGAAACAAGCGCAAGCGCGTGTTGATATGGATCAGGGCGTGATATTGGAAAAGGGATTCTCAGAGGCTCTTGTGGCCTCTCTGAAAAGCCAAGAGGACGAAGATGGCGAGAACGGCAACGGAAGCGCACAAGCGGATTGATGATTTGGAGCCTCGAGTCACCAGGGTTGAAACGCAAGTTGATGAACGGTGGCGCGAGACAATTATCCGAATCAAACGCATCGAAACCATCATGATCTCGGTGGCCGGTGCAATCATCATCATGCTCGGATCAATATTCATGAAAATGGGTTGATCGAACTCGCATTGTCCCTGGTCTTATATGGCCAATCCTGGAACCTCGGTTTCTATAAGGCGTGTATTTATTACGCGCCTTATTCTATTTCTCGGCGGTATTATTCAAAACCATATCGTGTTATTATTCATCCAGACGCGGCTTGTCCAAAATTTGTAAGGGTGAAAAAATGATCGCCGAACTTGCCGCGTTCAATGCCGCATTCGCAACCGTAAAAGCCACGATCAACGCGGGTCGTGATATTATGTCTTGCGCCAATCAAATCGGAGACATGATCGGAGCCGAGGAACAGTTGAGGGCGCGGGGTGATCGCAAGAAAAACTCGGTTTGGTCAAAACTCGCCGGCAAGGACACCAACGATTTCGAAGAATTTATGGCCATCGAAAAGATGCGCGAACAACGAAAAGAATTGATGTCGGCGTTGCAGCTATACGGCCGGCCAGGGTTGAAAGACGATTTCATCAAGTTCGAGGTCGAGGCCAGAAAGAAACGCAGGGCGCAAGCGATCGCCGCCGAGAAACAAAAACAAACAATCATCGAGTGGGCCGTTGGTGGGCTTATTGTCATCCTGGGCATTGCGGGAATGGCGTTCACGTTGTGGTTCATCGGAAAAGGCCAGGGCAAGTGGTGAATGAAAATGGTGCAAATCGGGCCGTTGCGTTGGGTGGTCTATTCGAAAGATGGTTTTGTTGTTATAATAACAAGCGACAGAAAAATCGCGGAGCGATATGCCAATGGATGATTTGAAATTGCCGATTGCACTTGTTGTGGCGATGGCCGCTCAACTTGCCGGTGGTGTCTGGTGGGTTTCTCAACAGGCCGCAACAATCTCGAGCCTGGAAAAGACGGTCAACGAACTTGGTTCGAAAATGGCCATCGAGGACAATGTGAACCTCAAACGTGATGTCAAAGATGCGTTCATGGAAATTGAATATCTTTGGGAAGAATTGGACGATGTTTGGGAGGATCACGATAACCTCGCACGAACCATCGGTGCAATTACTACATTGCAACAGCGGGTCGCGTTGTTGGAAAACGAACTCAAATATATCAACCGCGATCATGAGGGCATGTTCGATATGAAAGGGGGAATGGGCAAATGAGTGAATTTGAAAATGCCGATTTAAATGGCAATGGAACAATCGAACAAGATGAATGGGATAAACTGGCACTCGAGGATCGCCGGCGTGAAATGATCGATGCCGACCTCAAACGCGACAGTCAACGCCGGATGGCCTGGTTTGCGTTGTCGGGCATGTTGCTTTATCCATTCGCGGTTTTGTTATCAGCGGCCTTGGGATTGAGCCAGGCGGCGGAAATCATCGGATCAATGGCCTCGATATACTTTGTATCGATTGCCGCATTGGTGGGCGCATTTTTCGGGTTCTCGAATATGGGCAACAAACCATCGATGAAATCAGATAAAGGAACGATGCAATGATTGGGCAAATCCTGGGAAGCCTGGGCGGATTGGCGAAATCCTATCTCGATTCCAAAACCGCCATCAAACTCACCGAGGCGGAA